GTTGGGAAACAACCTCTGATGTTGTATGATTTAACTTCAGTTCCATCTTTGTCTAACTGTGCAACGATCATGTCTGACATGTAATCGTTAGGGTTAGTTAAACCAGTGTTAGCGTTATGTTGGTTAATGCCGTTCATCCATTCTTCGAATGCATTACGTACATCAAAACCAGTATCATTAATAACTGTAATAGTCCAAGGTTCGAATGTTCTATCGCCAGCAATTTGTAATTGTCTGCCGCGGAACGGAACCATGATTGGTGATATTACAGAACTTGGTAAAGACGCTGCCTTTACCATAAATGAAGCTAGTTCAACATCTGCAGTAACATATCCAGGGAAACCTAAAGTTGCCTTGAATAAATTAGCTCTTGCACCGCCACCGGTTAGTTTTGCTTTAAAATCGTCTACGCCTAAAATCGCCATGATTAGTTACCTCCAGCAATTTCACTAAATTCAACACCAGTTCTAGTAGCAATGAAGTTTAATGTAATAAAGTTAATAGAACGTGCAGGCTTGATGTAAATATCAGCTACGAAACGATTAGTATCGATTACGTTACCAGTATTGTTAGTATCATCACAAACCACTTTAAAGTCTGTAATACCTCTACGTCCTTTGATATCTCTTAAGAAAGGTTCAGTCATATTTCTAAATTGTGCTCTAGTGAACTCATCATTGAATTCAAATAAAGACGCTTTAGAAGCACGTGAAATTGCTTTCTCTAAAGTAATGAATAATCTACGTACGTTGATTCTATCAAATGCAGATGCTTTAAACTGTAAAGTCTTATCACCATATAGCACTGTACCAGCACCTGGGAATGCAACGATAGGGTTAATACCTACCTTGTATAAATCATCTCTGTCTACTTGCTTAGGATTAAATGCTAACTTAGTAACATTTCTTACGTTACCGCGAGTAAATCCAGCAGGAGAGAACCACGCATCAGCAACCATATCAGCATTAGCAGATAAACCAGCCATAGCACCAGAAGCAGCTAACCAACGGTATTTGTCGTTATACTTATCGTATACGTACAATGCACCAGAATCAGCAAAAGCATATGAAGATGAATTTAATGTATTTCTCCATGTCTTGAGGTCAGTAACTTCAGACCCATTATTATTAGCTGTAGCTCCAATTGGAGGAGATACAAATGCAACACAATCTTTACGAGAGTCAGCAAGTGAAATCATCTTATTAGCAACAGTAGTTGCATCAGAACCAGCCATAACAGAACCGTTCATTAGTAATGAAATCTCAACAGTCTCTGGATCAGAAAACATATCTAAACCAATCATAATTTCACCGGTTGTTAATACGTTATCATCAACACCACCAGATAGATCATGGCCTAATAAGTTATCAGGATCTCCATCAATAATAGTATCAAATGTTCTGCCAGCTAATGTAAGACCCGAGGTAGAGATTGTAGTAGGTGCATTAAGCACATTTACCCATCTTGATCTTTTATTGATTACGTTAATCCAGTAATTAGAAGTTCCGTCTGAAGCAAAAGCATCAGATCCTTGTGAAACATATTCATAAGATTCTAATACAGTATTTGCTGTACCAGTAATAGCTCCTGTATAATCAACTACAACTACGTGCATCTCATCGTTAGAACCGCCAACGGCTGTAGCTCCATCAGATGTACCAGGTGCTGATGTAAATACACCAGCAAAATTCCAAGCTGCAAATCCTACAGAGTCTACACAAATTTCAACTCCAAGGCTATTGCCAATCGCACCAGGATATTTAGCTACAATTGATGCAGCTCCTGAGTAAGATTCTACCTCACTATCATTTTTTAGTAGTACTCCAGTTCCGCCAGATGCAGCATTTAATGCTGACGCTCCAACCGATCTTACAACTCGTAACGAGTCACCATAACTTAAAAATTGTGTTGCTGTTAATACTGTGCTGAATGTGTCATCATTCGGCTGCCCGAAGATTTGAACTAATTGTTTTTCTGATCCTACTGTAATAATCGTATCAGCTGGGCCCCACTGGAATGAACCAGCGATTGCTCCGATAGACGCAGATGTTGCAGGGATAACATTAGTCAAATCGATTTCTTTTACCTGTACTCCAGGTGATACTAGAAATGCCATTGTTTTCTTCTCCTAATCAAAGATGTAATAAGTTTATTCATAATACGTTTATATTCAATATAGTTATTTATAAGTATTAGCCTTTCCACACTTCCCACTGAGGCCCTTCATCGTATTCCTGATAATCGCCAAACGACCCGACAGGGATTAACTCAGCTTCAATGGATGCTACCTTTTCAGCATATAACATACCCTTCATATCAATGTCGGTGGATTCCGCAAACCAAGGAGTTGTAGAAAAATACCCTAGCATAACAAGGTTCATCATAAGATCATCATGATTTCCGTGATCAGCCTCATAGCTATTACCCTTAGCAATAAATGTAGACATCTCTTGAATTGTATTCATATCTACTATTTCTAACTTACCCTGTTCTAATATATCTTTAATAGTTGAACAACCAATTCGTTTAGTCTTTCTTGTCATTGTAATACCGATAGCATTAGCCTTAGTATACGATTCAACAAATACATTTTCATACTCTAAATCATAGTATAATCCGTTACAAACAACAGCGCCTTGATCATTGCTTTCAATAACCACGTAAGCTTCGTTATAATATTTTGCGTACTTATATATGATATCTGGAAACAGTAACGGACTAACCATATTATCTCTAAATACAGCAACTTGTTTAAACGGCTTCTCAGTTACATCTATAACGTTAAACGTAGAGTAATCCATACCTCTACCCCTAGCAACATCCACTAATGTAATGTATT